GATAGTCAACTGCTTCGATGAATCAGCTGCTCTTATGAATCTTATTCATGAATGCCAGAGACAAATTTTAAATAATATTGATTGTTACGTGTTGTGGTTTGTTGTCCAAGAAGGTACTTGGCAGCTAGAGCTTTTACCTGAGTGGCTTGAGTTTACTGAAGGGGGTTTCTGCGGGACCACTGACAACATTGATATAAATGACGATACTGGTATAGATTGGCAACGTGTTTATATCAGCCAAACTCCAGAAGAAGAATTGGAACATTGTCTAAATGAAATAAGGCAGTTCTGTAAAAATGTTAATGAGAAACCAATGTCGCAAATGAAAACCCCAGTTGACCTTTTACTTGAGGAACTGGATCAGGAGGAACTATGACTGAAGAAGATTGGGAAGATGACATTGATTGGGATGATGAGGATGATTGGTACCCGGATGATGAGGATGATCGGTACACGGATGATGATGACAATTTTCTATAGCAGGTTATTATGTGGGAAGAAATATTCAAAGATCAATTAAAAGAAGCCTCCCGCTATATGGATGAGCTTCATAGTAAGCATTCTGAACCAATTTCCCGACAAGAAGAGTTGAATTTGTTCCGTTTGTACAGGGAGCATGGTAACCTCCAAGCACGTAAAAAAATAATGAATAGCAATATGCGTTTCGTGGCCAAAGTAGCTATTAACTATAAACAATGTGATATGCCTCTGGTTGACCGAATTAATGAAGGAGCTTTAGGGATGGCAAAAGCTGTAGAAAAGTTTGAATATACCCGGGGCTTAAAATTCATTTCCTATGCTGTATGGTGGATAAGGGCTTCCATAAATAAAGCTTTAAACGAGAAAAACAATTTGATTAGACTACCCTCCAACAAGTACGATAAGTTGCGCAGGTCCATTAATAAAGTGGATAATATATCTGATTTATGTTCTGAGGATTTGCAGTCATATAAAACTTTGCGGGGTATTGTTTCACTGGATAACCAATTGGACAGTAACGGAGATGAAAGCAGCAGTTATGAAAAAATTGTAATAGATCCTGGACACGATGCAACTCATGAGTTAGAAACATTTATTGATGCTGACCGTGTTAAGTATTTATTGAAGTATTTGGAGCCCAAGCAAGTTAAAGTGTTAAAGCTTAGATTTGGTTTGGATGGTAATAGTTCAATGACTTTAACGCTTATTGCGGAAGTGCTAAAGCTATCAAAGGAACGTGTAAGACAGCTGGAACAAGCAGGGTTGTATACTTTACGTCAATTAATGACGAAAGGGGCCTGATAAGCCTCTGAAGGGGCCTAAACAGCCCTTTTCTTTTTATAATAATACAGGAGGACAATATGAAATTCACCGAAATTGATCCGTACTTTGATAACAAAATAAACAATTTACCAGTATTGACTGATGAACAAACGAAACGATTGTTCATTCTCTTTCACAAAGGCTCCCGTGAAGCAAGAAAGCTGTTGATATTACATAATGTCAAATTTGTTCACAAAATAGTGTTGGGTTATGCGGGTTACAATATGCCCCGGGTAGATCTGGCCTATGAGGGGATTATAGGGCTCATAGTGGCTGTAGAAAAGTTTGACCACACTAAAGGGGTAGAATTCCAAACCTATGCGGTCTACTGGATAAGATCCTATTTGAACAAAGCTTTAAACACCGTTGACGATTTTATAAGGGTGCCTGAGAATCATTTGTTGGCTATTCGAAAAGCTTACCGGGAAAAAACAGTTGAATTTTTACCAGAAGTATTTAAAACAACAAATAGATTGCGTAATGCTGGTGTTTCAATGGAAACTGTAATAAATAGATCAAATGATAGATCAAATGGCAAGCCTTTAAAACTATATGACATTTTAGCAGATGTGAATGCTGATAATCCAGAAGAAATTGTGATTGACAATAGTAACCGTAAGTATGTAAAGAAGTGGCTTAAGGTGCTGCCGCAGAGAGAAGCGATGGTGCTGGACTTAGTGTATGGCCTGAATCAAAATCAACCCTTAAGTACACATAACATCAGCAAATTGATTGGGTTATCTACAAAGGGTGTTTGTCAGACACGGGACCGGGGCCTGAGATTAATCAGAAAACATTTACAAAGGGAAAGGAGCTGAAGAGCTCCTTATTTTTTGGGAAAATTACGTTTCATCCAATACGCAAATTTTATTAAATTATCGCCACCGAATATACAATCACGACAAGCTAGATTTGATCTGTTTCCACTGCCACAATAATCCTTTTTCTTATTGCAGCATATGTATGTTTGTAAAACAGAATAAACATTTTTAGGGACTTGCTATTTTTCCACAGTTTCTTTCACTTCATCAAAAGGTATTGGTGTATGGTATTTAGCCACGAGAAACCCCTTTATCAGATCTGCATACCATCACACTGTGGAATTCCCCTTCAGTTGCCAGCAGATTGTTTTTACAGTTATTTTTGCAAAAGCAACTACCGGCCCCAGCTATCTTTTCCGGGCATTTTTCCAGTTGAGGCTTTTTAGGATCGTAACCGATTATTGTTGACATTGTTCCTCCTTATTCGGGTCGATATTTGCGTATGAGCCACCTTTGTACTCGTCAAAGGTACCTTCACCGTAAAATTCCATATTATTTGTTACAAATTTAGGTAATTCACGACCATGTTGATGGTTATCCAGGTGTATTCCGTTAAATTGTTTTCCTTTCAGCCGATTAACTACTGAAGCTGTACATTCATCCCCATGTATTATTTTATACACAAATTGTGTATAGTCTTTTTTCCAAAAATAAGTCATTCTCCAAAAATAAGTCGCGTACATTTTACCAGTTTGAGGTATGTCGTCACGGACACCAATATTGATTTTAATCAGTTGGTATTTCATACTTCCTCCACTTTTTGCATTCTTATCATTTTGACCTGATTCATAACACCTAAAGGGTATTTAATCAGTTTATCAGTTTCAAGTTTATTTGATCTTTAAGTTGTTTCTTTCATTACGTCACTTATAATGTTGTCACGTACGTCGTTTGTTAATCGCATATTGCTCTCCTTTTGTTCCTACCCCTATTATAAAAAGTTACCTAGATAACTTGGTAAATTTTTTATTACCAAAGACCCCGGCCACGTTTAGAATCAAATAACTCGCGGCAACAACTCGCAAAGCTGTCAGCTGCGTCATTTAGGTCCTCTCCATCAATATACATGGTCATTTGATTTATGTAAGCATGCCCATTTGGCTCGTTAGAAGGGTTCTGCCAATTAATGGCCTCTTCCATACGTTCATCCCATATTACATTGCCCCAGTGTTTCTTGCCATGAGTTTGTATTTTAACGTGTTTATTCATGTCCTCATGATAGGTGAAGAATTTGGTACGGCAATGTTGCTTCCGGGCTTCTATCTGTAGATCTTTAATTAGGTACCCTTTGTCAGCGTTCTTCTCTGCCCCACACCATCTAACATTGTGAGCAATACACTGAGTTATTATGAATTTAATGTGGTTATCTACGTGATCAGTAAATACCCAACCTTTACCGTTCCACTTTTTGTCCTGGTTGCGTTTCTGTAATAGGGTGATACCGCCTGTATGGTCTCCATCATATTTTCCATCAATATGCATATATGCAGGTAATTTGCTGCGAGGAAAAGGTCCGTAAGTTGGTTCAGCAAATATCTGGTCGTCACTGTTAAGGTGTTTAAGTTCTTGGTTACAACCAAATTCTACCTTAGTAAGACCCGGTACCCAGAGCCCGTCTTTATTCACATATCCATCTTTGAGCTTTTTAATCTGTTCTTCAGTACGAAGTCCGGATTGATAAATATCGACTCTGAAATCAGGTGGCCATTCTTTCCAGGCATCTTCAGGGTGCCAAGGGGTACCTTCCATTAATACATTACTATCCATGTCCCTAATGTTGTTACGTACCTCACGCACGAAAGCATTGGTTTTATCACGTTTAGCCTTTGAAGTTCTGTCGTCAATAGTTACTATGTCGCATAGTACGATAATGTCATAGTGGTACCCGGTCATACCTAGCATACCCCAACTATCCAGGTTGCCTTCCTTCGGGGCCGTGTTTTGCTTAAAGGCCCATTTGATATTTTTCTCTTTTGAAGTGACTTCTTTTATGTCCCTATGTAAAGGAGCTCCCATCAAAGTTGCAATTATGGCAGGTAGTTGGAAAGAGGTGCGCAACACCTTGGTGATATCTATTGAACCAGTTAAGTTGGGACGGCAAATAGCAATACGGGCATCCGGGTTAAATATTAAATGACGCAAGGACCCCACTTGTGTGATAGCTGATGTTTTGAAAGATCCTCGGTGAGCTTGCATAGCGCGGTCTTCACCCGCCTCTAACTTGTCCCACATCAACTTAATCCATTCACCATGCATTGGTAAAAGGTCGTTAAAGCCTATCAAATGCCCTAGGGTTTCTGGTTCATCCCAGATCATTTGTAATGTTTTTATTCTGACATCACGTTCCTTAAGGGCTTTTTCAGCTTCTTCATTTTTGGCCCCTATTACTTTTTCGATATTATTCCAGTAATCTCCAGAGCCCTTCAGGTTGTATTTAAGCGGTTTCATTATCGTTTTTGTTTTTGCGTTTCTTTTTTAATTCTATAAAAGAGATAACTTTATTAGCAATCTTTTCAGCAACACCTTGTATTTGTTTATCTATCATATTTTCAACCTTTTCACCACTTCAACCGCAGTTTGCTGGCCTTCTTCAGCCAATACGGTACGTTGTGTCTGATTTTTGGTTTTACTTACCAATTGAAACTTTTTCCCCAGGTCCCTTACACTATCTACAGCTATTTGAAGAACATCTTTGTAACTATCCAATTGTTTATCAAGTTTTTCAGATAGTTCTCTGTAATCCTTTATTAAACCGTTGGCTGCTTTCAATTGTTTGTCCAATTCTTCAGATTTATGTTTTAACTCTTTGTTATCAGCTTCGAGTTCTTTAATTTTTGCCTGTTGATGCTCTTTGTTCATTCCAGGCCTCTGTCTTTTATAAATTCAGTAACCATCTTTACTCCATTTGAGCTGCTAAAGTTTCATCACGGACCGCTCCACAAACATCTATCACAGCAACTGTTTGCTGGAAATCAGTTTCCATTGGTTTAACTCCCCAAGTGCCATCACCTTTATGATTAACTTCATATTCTTGGCCATTATCTACTACTTTATAATGGTCCAAATCAATTGCTTGTACTTCCATTAAATCTTTTCTCCTGTTGTTGGCTTATTGTTATTATAAAAAGTTACGCCCTTCCACAAGGGCATAATATCAACTTTTTAAATAATTTGATTTTTAAGTTGTTCATTTGAATTAGTCATCTTGTCTGCCTTCGTTCCCTTACTTTCAATATAGATTAAGTTGAACATGAAACCTAATACTTTTTTAAAAAAGTTACACTTTTTATAAAAAAACTTTTTAGTTGTTTTATTCTTTCAAAAAGTAACCTAAAGGTAATGTTCAGAATAAAGTAAATTATAAGGAACAAACAATGGAAATTGTAGTATTATGAAAGTAGATCAGCAAGTACAGCTCAAACAATTGCTAGCTATTATGGGCAATATTACTGGCAACCGTAATGACTCTAATTGGACAAATTTTGCCAGCGGTATCGGGGGTGTCCAAGATAAAAATGAACAGACCGATTTTGTAATTGGTAGTTTGGTGCCCCTTCAGACTTTTGAGTCTATGTGCCGAAAGGATGGTATTGCCAAAACTATTGTGAAAGCTCCAGCAAAAGACGCAACTAAAAACTGGATTGAACTTACCGAAGATACTGATGGTAAGATATTACGACAACTAAAGAAACTCAAAACTAAACAAGCCTTTACACAACTTCTTACACATGCCAGAAAGTTTGGAGGTGGTGCTATTCTGTTACAAACTAAAAATGGTGGTGAATTGAAAGAACCTTTGAAACTTACTGGCTCAGCTACTAAAATAACAGGATTGAAAAACTTTTCCCGGGCTGATTTTGATATATTGGAATCAGATATCAATGACGACCCTAAAAGTGAATTTTATGAAGATGTAGAAATATTCAAATTGAAAAAAAGACGGGGTGACACAGTAGAAATACACCGCAGCAGGTTACTCATCTTAAAAGGTGAGAAATTAGACCGGGTTGAAACTTTAGCAGATCCAATTGAGGAAGAATTTTGGGGAACCAGCGTATTGGAAGCAGCTATGGATGCTTTGGGCTATTACGGTGTTGCCATGAAAGCCATATCTACTATGATGCAAGAAGCCACTATTGGTAAATTTATAATGGGGGGCCTCAAAGAGTTGCTAGATGCCATGGGCGATAATGATGCGGAAACTAGCCAGGAAGCCTGGGCAAGATTCCAAGCCCGTATAAAAGCCATGGTAATTACTAAAAGTGTGATAAACGCTATATTATTTGATGCTGAAGCGGGGGAAGATTTTAAACGTGATAGTTTTAACTTTGCTGGAATACCTGACATAGTGGCCTTGTTTCAAATGCAGTTAGCAGGTATGAATGAAATACCTATCACCAAGTTATTCGGAAGAAGCCCTGCTGGTGAAAATTCTACGGGGGAATCAGATGCGAAAAATTATGACAATCTTTGTATAGGGCTCCAGGAAGATATTGAACCGTTGGTCCAGCAATTAGTTGATATGATTACTGGTACAGAAGATAAATATGTTGTAACTTTCAAACATCCAACACCACCTACTCAGAAAGAGCACTTGGAAATGAAAAAACTCCAAGCTGAGATTGATAAAATACATACCGTGGATGTGCCAGCTCTGTTCCCTGAAGAAGTAAGACAAAGCCGTTATGGTAACGGTGAATGGAGTTTTAATACAGAGATTTCTGGAAAAGGCCCCGTTGGTGAACCCGGTACCGAAGGTGAGGAAGAAGGTGAAGAAGCTACAGCTGAAGATGTGGCTGAGTATTTGGAAACCATTCAAGGCTTTAATCAATCAAAATTTGATGAAAAATTGGAAGAGAAACTGGATGAAATCATTGAAGCTTTAGACAAACCGGAATTTAATGAAATTTCTAAGAATGACCGCGTGGAAGCTTTAAAAGCAAGTGGTTATTTTACCGATGAACAAATTTCAAGGATGACCAATTCATAATGGCTGTAAACCCTGAAGAAAGTTATTTGTTTGACCCTTTGGTGCGCCACAGGGCTAAAATGCCAGCCTGGAGGCGTAAGCACACACGAGACGGCATTTACAATATCCCTTGGTTATTTCCCCGTGCTGCTGAATTAGATTATGCGAGAACACTGCGAAAATACTACAAAGTAATGATTGATGGCTTTTTGGAATTTGTTGAGCCTCAATATGATCAATGGTTAAAGGATTACAGGCAGGATGCGGAAGAGAAACAAGATGATTACCCAGGGGACCTAAAGAACCTTGTAACATTTATAAATTCAGTCCAGGAAGAAATATTTGGTGACGTTGAAGATTACCGCACAGCATACCTATTAAAGAAAGCATCCGGAATTGACAATTTTAATGTGAGTCAATGGGGTAAATTTACCGGGGCCGTATTAGGAGCTGATGCTGCTACGGCTTTTCTTTTACCTACTGAACCTTGGTTGGATGATGTACTTAATAGCTGGATTGAGCGTAATGAAGAACTTTGGACCAATGTAACAAAAACCTTCATTTATAGTACCACACAGATTGTACGTAACGGTGTGGAACAGGGGCTGCTGTGGACTAATACACGTAATAATTTAGTTACCACTATGAATATGCCCATGACACGGGCTAATTTGATTGCTAGGGATCAGACTGCCAAGTTGAACAGCAGCCTTTCGGAAAGGAGAATGGGTGAAGCCGGTTTGAACCTGTATAAATGGTTGACAGCCGGTGATGAAAGGGTGCGAGGGAATCCCAAAGGCAAATACCCAAAAGCTAAACCCAGCCATCACGTTATGAATGGCAAAACTGCGCGATGGGACAAAAAAGAGCTGATATCTGATGACGGAGGCAAAACCTGGCGCAAGAAAAAAGGAAAAGAAGAACCTTTGCAAGTGGGTTGGGCCGTACAATGTAGATGTACTGGCATACCTATTTTCCGGGAGCTCCTGACAGCCGCGGATAAACATATCGACCGCAGCCCCCATTTACAGGTTGCTTAATCATCCTCATCATAATCAGAAAGATATCCACCACAATGGGGACATTCAAAACCTTGTTTCATAGTTATTTTGCCACAAGCAAGGCATTTACGGGGTTCGTCATGATTGTTCAAATTTTTTATAAAATCAGATAATTTATCTGTTTTATTTTCTCTAATTTTAATTTCAACTTGAATGATGTCATTGATGTTTTTGGTTGACTTAGCATCAATATCAATTTTCCTTATACCCCATTCTTTGTAGCAATCAGTTACGAAAGGACAAGATTTTTTATCATTACAATCTTTGTAGTCTACTCCCATCATCTTTTTGTGTGGGCATACGGGTATTTTAGGAATCTTTGATTGATTTAACATTTCGCTAATGAAATTATTCAAATCATTGATAACTTCATCACCTGTTTTTTCTTTCCAAGTTTTGCTTGTTTTCTCTCCGGGCATTGTGCGAGGTTTATCAATGTCAACTGGATCATCAATAATAACCATATCAAAATTTTTCCCAGTATTGTCAGGTTTTTTCCTAGTATCTCCATAAATAGGGCAATAACCTTCACAAGGATCTAAACCACCAGCACAACCCTTAAAACAACCTTCAGCTTGTTTAGTTGTCATATCCAAGCAATCTTCATCGAAATCGTCACAGATATAATGTTTTTTCATAATACCCTATCTTATCCTAACATACTGAATGATAGTATCAGTTTGGAAAATGGTATCTGTTACAAATACACTATCTAGCACAAAAAGTGTGTCTGTAACATATATACTGTCATAAAGTATTCCTGGGTAATTTTCCAACTCAGGGCATTCTCCAAAAGGCTCTGGGTAATTCTCCCCTGCGTTATTGATTTCGGCTACAGTACAAGCAGCTAATAATGATACAAGTATCAACAGTAATAATTGCATATTGTTCTCCTTTTGTTATTGGTTATAATATAAACAGTTTTTCATTAAAACCTAATACTTTTTTAAAAAAGTTACACTTTTTGTTAAAAAAATCAATAATCAACTGATACCTCCTTTTAAATAGTAAAAGTTTACAAACTATTAAAATTAATTTTGATATATAAACTTTTACTAAACATCCGGAGTTGTGGTGAAAGAATTCAAAACTGCTGACAGCAGGGTTCTGCCAAAAACGGAAAAGCCAAAAGAAAAACCTGTCATTAATAAAAATGAGGTGCGTAATGGCTAAATTAAATTCATTATTTGATGAAGAACTTATTGTTACATCGTCTTTTCGCACAGATAGTGCTGATTCCAAATTTCGTACAGATAATGTAGATCGGGTAGACCTTATAGGTGGTATAGTTAATGATGGCCAGGAAGGTGAATGGTTTGAAGACTATTCAAATGAATGGAAAAAGTTTGATTATACTCCTTTAAAGAAAAATGATGATGGCTTTTTGGTGGGCCGGGCCGTGGCCACTACCATTGGGGTTTTCTCTTATAGAAGGGAAGATGGTTCAATCAGAAAAGAACTCAGAGCCCCAGAGCACGTTTTTCACCCTGACAGCCTAGCAACATTGAAAATGACTCCACTTACTAATAATCATCCTACAGAGCGGGTTACTGCTGATAATCGGGATAAATATAGTGTTGGTAATTTAGGAGAAAACGTTGTCCAGGACCAGTTGCACGGATTTGTTTCAGTACCTTTATCTATTCAACAAAAAGATGCCGTGTCTGATGTGGAAGGTGGAAAACGCGGTTTATCTTGCGGATATACCACAGATGTAGTGGAACGGCCTGGTGTTTGGGGTGGTGTGCGTTATGACGCAATACAGACCAATATCCGTTATAATCATTTGGCTATTGTTGACGAAGGCCGCGCAGGAGATGACGCTGTTTTGAAAATGGACGGTGTTATGATGTTAATTGAAATAACTGAGGACCCTGACAAAGATGAAGGAAAAGACGGGTGCGCAAAACATAAACGTAAATCAACCAGTAAAACCAAAAAAGACACAGGAGGAAAGAGGATGGAACGTAAAATTGATGGAATCACCCTTGATGGTGATGACAAACTTTTCGAACATCTTGATGCCGCTGTGGACCGTGCTGAAAAAGCTGAATCTGCTAAGCAGACAGCAGATGAAGCATTGGATACAGCACAGAAAGAAAGTGAAACTCTGCAAGGTAAATTCGACCAGGCAGAAAAAACTATTGAAGAGCTAAATGGCAAGCTTGATAATAGTGTTTCAAAAGATGACATTGAAGCTTATGTAGCAGAAGCTAAAAAGCTTGATGACGCAATTGAACAATCAGAAGCTAAAGTTGATGCCAGTGCTTCAGAATTGGACAAGAAAAAAGCAGTAATTATTGCTTTAGATTCTAGCGCCAAAGAAGATCTGGAAGGCAAAAGTGATGCTTTTATTGAAGGTGCGTTTGAAATGGCAGTTAAAAAACTTGATGGGCTCCAAAAAGCCGACAAGAAAAATGCCACTAAACTTAAAACCGAGCCAGCCCCGAAAGCTGACGGCAAAGAACCCGAAAAAACCCCTGAGCAAAAGCTTGATGTAAAGCTCAGAAACAAATATAAAGGAGACAAATAATGGCTATTCCACGCGGTGAATGGGGCTATATTGAGGCAGCCAGAGCTGGTATGCCTTTTGGTAACGGTCCCAAAGAGAATATAAGCAGAACGGTGATTGGTGTTAATGATATACCATTTGGCCGAATGGCTTTTGCCTATAAAGGCGATGATCACAATGTGCTTTTGCCTGTGGCTGATACTAACACCCTTACTTTGGATGGGGTGCTGGTTGAAGATAATGTAATTACTTTGACCATTAATGGTGTAGCGTATGCTGAAACCTGGGACACTGATTCTCCAACTACTTTGGATAATTTGGTGGATCAGCTGAATGCTGCTGATGCTATTTATTCAGCAAGTGTTGCAACACTGGTTCTAACCATAACAACTAAAGCAGCTGCTATTACTGCTACAGGTGTTATTACTTTAGGTGCTTCACAAGCAACTATTACTCCCGGTACAGCAGCCGTTTCTGGTGAGCTTATTATGGTTGGGCCAGCTATTGCCCTCCAAAAAGGAACACAATCACCTACTTATGATGATGCTTCTTACGCTCCTGCTGAAGTTGCTTCTCTTATGAGTCTGGGTGATATAGTAATAGAAACTGACGATACAGCACCAGATGCCAATACTATTTGTAAGGTTCTTGTGAGTGTTGTTGGAGTTGGTAAATTTACCAGTAATGACACATCAAGTAACGCAGTAGCAATACAGGCTGTATTTAAAGAGTCTGTGCCTGATTCATCAACTTTGTTTGTAGTTCACCTCCAGGGTGGCGCAACACCAATCGCTTAAGGAGGGATTGAAAATGAAAGGAATGAAACTGGATGCAGTTCCCGAATATCTGAGTAACATGAAAGTAAATCTCAACTTTGATGCTGCTGCTTTTGAGGGAGTGATCCGACAAGATGAAAGTACACAAAACCTGGTTCTTGATAGCCAGGGGCAAGTGTTCTTTAAGCGCCAATTGGAGCTTATAAAATCCGAAACTTTTGATTATGAATATCATGAGTTGAAAGCTGATAAGTTTTTGCCTGTAGATACTGAGGGAGACCTTGGTGTTGAAACAATCACTTATCGTAAATTCAGCAAACGTGGTTATGCGAAAATAATTTCAGATTTCGCAACTGATATACCACGTGTTGACGTTCTGGGTGAAGAAGTTACCGTGAATATTAAAACTGTGGCAGCTGCTTATGGTTATAATATTTTTGAGATCGCAAGAGCTCAAAGAGCAAACTTCAATCTACAGAGCAAACGCGCTGAAACTGCTACTGAAGCAATTGTTCAACGTTTGGACCGGGCTGCTTGGTTTGGTTCTGCTGAAGACAACCTTCAGGGCTTTTTCGATTATCCTGGTATTCTTGAATATATTGTCCCAAATGGAGCTGCTGCTGCTACTGAATTCAGTACCAAAACTTCAGCTGAAATCCTTTTGGATCTCAATAGCCTGGTACGTTTGGTCAAAACCACTACCAGAGGCAAAAGAGTTGTTAACCAAGTTCTTATGCCTATTGACCAGTTTGAATTGATTTCTGAGAAACAAAACAGTACAGCTTCTGATGTTACTGTTCTTGAATTCTTTAAGAAAACTCACCCAGAAGTATCTATTGATTGGCTGGATGAGCTTAAAGAAGCTGGAACCGGTGGTGCAGACATGATGATGGGTTATGTGAAAAATTCACGTAATGTGGCTCAATATCGTCCTGTACCTATGATGACCATGCCTCAGGAATACAAAAACATGGAGTACGTTGTAACTCAAATTTCACGTACTGGTGGTGTAGTTGTTTATTATCCTCAATCAGTTGTTAAAGCTTCAGGCATTTAACATTTGTTAAAGAGGTAGGGATTTAACAGAAAGGATGGCATTAAAATGGATAATATAATAATCATAAACAGAAAAAAAGGGAACGGCCTGATTGGCCTTTCCCATAAAAAGAAAGAGTACAAACTTTATGCGGGACATAACGAGCTCCCAGTTGAAGTTTGGGAAAGTTTGCGGAAACTAGCAGTTGTTCAGTATTACATACGAAAACGAGTGCTGGAAGAAGTGAACGTGAAAGAAATAAAAGAGCCCACAACTCAGGAGCTTTCTAAATATTTGTCTTTGGATGAATTTTGCGATGCTATTGCTCCCGGGGAATTAGGTATAAAACCTGAAGCAGGTGGTCATTATTTAGTTACTCTTTCTGAAGATGTTCAAAAAGTTGCCGGTAATTTGCGTGTATTCCGCGTAAAGGCTTCTGATGAAGATGTCAGATTAAAAGCATATGCTGCTTATATGAAGAGTATGGGAGGCAGACCCAATGTGAAAATTTCTATTAAGAAATTGGAATCATTGGATGCCGAACAGGTTGAAGAAATCATTAAAGATACCTTCAACCCTGATACTCTTAAAAGCTGGAAAAAGAATCTCAAAAAAGATTCTTACAAAGCTTTGGTATTTGAACAGGAAAAAGCTATTAATGATTACAAAGGTCCCAAAAGCGATTTGGATGACTAAAGGATAAATGATGGCTACAGCAACTGAACGTTTACAATTAATTGCGCCACAGTTTAACGTAAGAACCAACTGGCTCAGTTTAGATACTGCTTTAATAACAGGTAATGTTATTTCAGTTACAGTAAACGGGCAAACTGCTGCTGCCACTTATTCTGGAAGCTCCGATGACACTTTGGATCAACTTGTTACTAATCTAATTGCGCTCCCTTATGTTGGATCTGCGGAGCGTTCTGGATTGGTGATAACTGTAACCACCGTACGTCTTGAAATCTTACTAAGCGCCACTGTAACTGGTGGTGCTTCGCAAGCTGTTGTGACAATTGGTGAAGTAGATACCTTTTTGCGGGATGCCTTTTTGGCTCTTGCTAAAACTTTAACCAGTTCTGTTTGGTTCAGAGGTAATTATGATTATGCTCTGGCCCTTAGAACTGCTCATTTAATGACTTTAGATGCCCAGGTTACAGAAGATATAAATGACACCGCGAGTGTCGGTAACGGTTCTGTAAAAGCTGTGAAACAAGGTGATCTGGCTATCACTTATGGAGCCACTTCAGACATAAATAATAAATGGTCTGAAGTAAAAGCCGATTTATCAAGAACCCGTTATGGTGTGTCTTTGATATCGCTCAAAAGCACCTCCAATTTTGGTATGATGAGTACTGGGAGTATGTCTTTATGAGTGTAAGAGATAAAAAAAAGCTTTATAACAAAATAATGAACAATATTAAAAAGCTTGATACTGTTGTTATTGGTATTGGTCATTTTTCAGATTCTGGAAAAACTGAAGATGGTGAAATTGATTTAGCTGAATTAATGGCCACTCATGAGCTTGGTAGTAAAAAAATGAATATACCAGCGCGACCTGTTCATGGCAGAACTTTTCGCGCCAACGAAGCTAAAATGCGTAAATTAATTGTTAAACTTTCCGCAGAAGTTATGATGGGCGGGATGCGCCCCGAAGTTGCTATGGCTCTTTTAGGGAACTTTTATGAAGGAGCTCTGAAAGAAGCTTTCACTAAATTCAAATTCAAGAAATTAAGTGCAAATTACAAAAAACGCCCCAGTGGTAAAAAAGTAACACCAAATTCTATCCCACTTGTAGACACTGGTAATTTGCGTGGGGCTATTACTTGGAAGAGGTTGCGCTAATGGCTTTGTTATATAAAGAAACATACCAGCGCAGAGATTATACAGTGACCAAAGTGAAACTGGATACCACTAAAAATTGGGTACAAACCACTTTTAAAGGTGATGTACAACCGGCCACAGGTAAGGACCTGGCCTTGGCTCCGGAAGGCAACTGGGATGCGGGAACTGTAAAAGTTTATAGTAATATTCCACTGAACACTAAAAAATCAGAAGCAACAAGCACTTATGTACTATTTGAGGATGATTGGTACGAATGTTTAGTGAAATTACCAAATACTGCTAAAGGTCCTTTTAAAGCTTTACACCATTACAAATATCTGGCCAGCCCTAGAACAAATAAAGCGGTGGGTTTATGACCAGTATAGAAGAAATTAAAAATGTTTTACATGATTGGGTGGATCTTGTTTTGAACACAGATACCATTTTACCAGCTTCTCTTGATATAAAAATTGAAAGAAGTCATACTTCTGAAGGAACCAATGAAAATAAACATATTGTAATTGGTTACGCTCCTACAGAACAAAAGCAAAACGGCCTTGATTCTATTGAATTGGGGGTTGATACTGATTATGATTTCGATAAGCCGGAAACTGAGTCAACTTATAGCAATGATACTCATATTACTGATAATAAGGCTTTAGTTGAGATCAGGGAAGTAAATGGAGATGGTAAATTATTGGCTATACTTAAAAAAACTTGGACACATCATGCTGTTAAAAGTTTGTTCAAAAGTAAAAGTATGGCTTTGAGAGGTTTTGAAGGTGGTATCATGTCGGTACCTTTCAAAGTAGACAACACCTATTACGAAGAAAGCATGATGACGGTTAATTTAGGTGTTATGGATGGTATAACCTTCCAACAAGATTTTATAGCAAGCATTTCTGGCAGTTTTGGTGTTCAGAACGCTTCCGGTGCTACTATAATTTCAGGCACTTTTGACACAGAACAACAATAACAGGAGAATGAAACATGGCAATGATCGACAAAATAATTCAGAGCACCATCACAGGTGATTTGACTTTTCCTGCTGCTGCAGGTTTTGGGATCGTTATGCTTGTCAAAGAATTTGACGAGTTTGACACCACAGTACCATTCCTTAACAATGAATCCAGACACCGTTCATATGCCAGTCTTGACGCAGTGGTAACTGATGGATGGGGATCTGACAGTGATGTTTATGCTGCTGCTAAACGTCTTTTTGCTCAGAATCCAAACCCTGGACAATTTGTTTTAGGAAGAAAAGATTCAGGGGATGCCGGATGGCCTGAAGCCCTTACCGCTATTCATGATGAATATTCGGGTTGGTATGGTTTAACAATTGTAGAAGAATCAGATTGGACCACATCTACAAGAAAAACAAATTTACAAGCTATTGCTGGATGGGTAGAAACCAAAAGCCGTATTTTTGCTCACGCAACTGCGGATGAAGGTTGTATTAATTATACCCGTGTTGCTTCAGCTGGTTATACTATTGGGGGAACCGCAGGAACTATTGCTGCTTGGGCAGCCGTTTCTGATGGAGCTTTTGGTATAAGTATTGATGGAGCTGCTGCTGTTCAAATCACCGCACTTGATTTTAGTACACCAGTAACTACTTTGTCTGAAGTGGCTACAGTGATTGATACTGCTCTTACCGGAGCAACTTGTACAGTGGTAGGTACTCGGTTAAAAATTGCTTCAGATACCGTAGATTCAACCAGCTCAATTACAATCACAGCTCCTTCTGGAGGTGGTACTGATATTACAGTGGCTACTTTATTCAATTTAGCAGCCGGTACAGTGGTATTAGGTTATGACGCAGGTAGTACCCCAGGTACTGATGATCTATTCACTTACTTTGGTAATCTGGCACTTAAACGTACCATAATTATGTATAACCCACAGGAACAAGATGCCCAGCATATTACTCCTGCTGCATGTGAATGGTTTGCTGTAGGAGCTCTGGCTGAAGGATTTCCTTTTCAACCTGCTTCCCAGACTTTCGCATATAAAACTATTACCGGAGTCACCCCGATTGAAGCAAATGAAACCATTTTGGATTTTGTTTTTGATCCCCAAGGAGCTACTCCAAGAAGCGGTAACATTTACACACGCATTAAAGGCATAAATGTGTTGTACAAAGGTCGTATGACTGATGGAACCCCTCTTGATGTTGTACGGGGTACCGATTGGTTAAATGATCTTATTCAAACCAAGTTATGGGGCTTGGCAACCAGAAGTAGTGCCGGTGAACGCAAAGTGCCAGCAAACAATCCTGGTATAGCTACAAGTGAAAACGAATTACGTGCCGCATTGAGTGAAGCCTCTGTATGGTTCATTGATAGTGATACTATTTCAATAACAATTCCAGATATTACTGAAATTAGCGAAACTAACCGCGCTGCCCGTAAATTGGATAAAATAGAATGGAGTGCCCGACTTCAAGGAGCTTTTGAAGAATGGGTTATCCAGGGTGTAACATACGCATAAGGAGTATGAAAAATGATTAATCCAGTAGTAAATACATACGATTTTAAAAGTTGGGTACACACCTGGGGTGGTATAACTTTTACAGGAGTTGATGAAGAAGGTATTTCAATTGTGAGCCCAGATGATATGTTTGGTTCTAAAACCGGTGTGGACGGTACACGGGAAAGAGCCAATCTAAATAATCATCACAAATTGATTACAGTAAATCTTCTTAAAACCAATCCGTTGAATGACATTTTGTCCGGGCTTCATAATGTAGATGCTCTAACCAATGTAAATAAGCTTCCATGGCTTTCCAAAGACCTTAATGGGCTTTCATTGGTTACTTGTCTTCATGCTTGGATAATTAAAATGGCTGATGCTAGTTTAAAAAGAGAAGCAGATGCAAATGTTTGGGTGTTTGACACCGGACCAGCTGCAACCTTTTTAGGTGGTACAGTGCTGTAAAAATAAATAAAGGTAGGGAATTATGGCATTAGATGATAAAGTTCATTCGGTAGAATTGGAGGGGACAACCTTCCAATTCTTTCCTATGAAAGGCACAGATGTTTTACGTTGTGCTTGGAAATTAACTTCACCAGCATCCTCTGTATTAAATGGACCTGTTCAAATAGGGTTTACAATTATACAAATGCTTAAAGAAAAAGGTATGTGGGTTACTGGTGAAAAATTTGATCTAAAATCTTTATTGACTTTAGATATTTCTGAAGTTCAACCTTTTATTAAAGCTCTCACAGAATCTTTACAGGATTTATCAAAATCAATGTCTGTAGAAGAATTTGTAGATTTGGTATTGGTAATGTTTAAAGGTATGGATGTAATGCAACCTAAATCAGCCCCAGTTAAAGTGGTTGATGCCGATACTTATGATCAGGCTTTTTCAGGTATTATGCCTGATGCTATCTTTGTGCTTATGTTGGAGGTTATGCGTTTTAATCGTTTCCCTTTCTTGAGACGGGTGACAGGCGATTTTGGTCAATGGCTTCAGACAATAAATACATTGAGCGAGGAATCGACGACAGAAAACGAAGATTAGAGGAATTAGGTGATATTGGCGAATTAAATGAGGAAATGAAAATTGAGTGGCCATTCTGGAGAGCTTATAAAGCTGGCAAAGTCACCCTGGCAGATTACAACACAATAACCTTTCCAGAATTACTCAAAATAAATTCCTTGTTGGATATGGATGAAGCCGTCAAATTAGCCGATGAAGGTAAAAAAGCTTTCAAGGAAGATGAAAGAAAACTGAGAGAAACTATAAACGCAGCAATACAAGGTAGATAAATGCCAGTAATTCGCGAACTACTAACAAAATTTGGGATTCAGGTTGATGAAGCCAAATTAGATAAATGGAACAAGAAAATAAACAAAGGCAAACAAGCCCTTGAAAAACTTGACGCCAAATATCGTAAATTCGCGCAAAAAACCAAGGAAAAAATTGGAACTGGTTTGGGACGTGTAACCGATAAAATGAATGCTTTCAATACCCGAATGGAAACTTCATTTGGCAATATTTTGGGGCCGTTACGCTCCATGGCGCAACAAATACCTATTATTGGTCAATTTTTGGGAGGAATAACACCTACAGCAATAGCAGCGGGTGTTGCTATTTATGGAGTGGTTAAAGCTGTTCAAGCTTTAACCACTGCCGTTCAAAAATACCTTGAATTTGAAAAAGGTATGAAAAGTGTACAGCGGGTTACATTAGCCACGTCTGATAATATGGAAAAATTGGAAGAAGCTGCCCTCAAGGCCGGTGAAGCCAGTATTTTTACCATTTCACAAGCAGCTGAAGCTGAAAAATTCCTGGCCCAAGCTGGTTTAGAAGTTGACGAAGTGATTGGAGCTCTCCCGGGCACACTACAACTTGCCGCAGCTGCTAATATGGACCTTGGGAGGGCAGCTGATATTGCTACTGATATAATGAGTGCTCAAGGTTTAGCTGTTAAAGATTTAACGCATATTAATGATGTACTTGTTAAAAGTGCTACATTGACGACACAAACTGTTGCAGGTATGGGTAGTGGTTTTGCTACAGTAGGTACCGAAGCAAAACAAAGTGGATTGGATATTGCACAAGTGGCTGCCTCACTAGGTATACTAGCAAAAGCTGGGCTAAAAAGGGAATTAGGTGGAACTTTATTCCGTAATCTTTTAGCAGAATCCAAACGCACTAAATTTAAAAAAGCTTTAAAAGATATCAATATTGATTTAGAACGTTTTATGAACACAGCTACAGGGGAATTTACAGATTTTGAAGGTTTAGTTAAAACTTTATCCGAATTGTCTAAAGAGGACATGTTTGCTTTCACTCAAGACGGTTTTGCCCAAGCTTCCCGGGGTAAAAGAGCTCTTTTGGCTTTAGTACAAATGTCGAGCGAATTGGATGAAAATTTAAAAAATATTAGAGAAAGCAGTGGTGTAGCTGAACAAGCTTCAGATGTTGCTTTTCAAGGTTTATCTGGTCGAATGGCTCTTTTTGCTTCCAAGATGGAAACAGCAATGGTAAGCTTTGTTAAAGATTCTGGGCTTGGTAATATTTTGACTGATATAGTAGCTACTGCGGTAAATGTTTTGCCTCCTTTAGTAAAAGGTTTAGGTGTGTTATTAAGCCCACTCGGATTCATGGTATCGATAATAACAAAAGGTATTAGGATTATGTCTTCTGTTGTGGGAGGGGCTTTAAAAATAGTGGCTAACACTGGCAGCAAATTAGTTAAAATAGCCGGCATCTTTTTGAATCCTTTTACAACTATTATAGAAAGGGTGCTTAATGGTATTGGTAGATTATTCGATGCAGCCTCAGACGTGGACAAAGGTCCTATGACAGGATGGTTAGATAAATTTGAAATGTTGGCCGAGTCTTTTGACAAATGGGCTTCTGGGATACTCAGAGACTTAGACCCTCTATTGGGTGTAATTGATATATTGCTCAATGTTTTCTGGTTCGATCTCCCGAAAGCCACTGAAGCCTTAAGCAAAAAACTTGATGAAATGGCTAATAAAAGCATAATTGTACGTTTAATAAGGGGCTTTTTACCAAAAGCAGAACCCGAAAAACTAGATGTTCGAAAACTCTCACGACAACTACCTGGAGGCGGTGGGCTTACAGCTGGAGGTTTTGGAGGAGGTAGTTTAGATCCAATTTTTAAAATGGCTGATACTCTTAAAACTGCGGTCCAAGACACTTTAGCCCCAATACCTGAGATACTGGATAAAATGCCTGAAGCTTTAAAAAGGATTGATTATGACAAACTTGTTGAACAAGCTAGACAACCTTTACCAGCTATACCAGGAGGTTCATTGCCCGGGGTTAATCCTTTTGGAGGACCCAAACCAGCTCCTATCATACAAATAGGAGAAATCAAAGCTGAAGTTAATTTAGATGGAGCTCCAGCAGATACCCCGCCACTGGAAATAAGTACTGAAATTGCTGAAGGAACCGCAGAACAACTTCGTGATCTTATAAGGGAGTTTGACTGATGCCTATAGTGCCAGGAAGATATGAGAGTTTTACTACAAATGCCGCAATGTTTTTAGGGCGTAATCGGGCTATGACAATAGATAGTTCAGAAACCGGTGATATCATTATTATGTTTGATCTTCTTTTAGCAGAAAAACATAAATGGGAGATTAAAGCAACAACTCATCCTGTTGAAGATGGCAGCCCTTTTACTGATCATATACAACAAAAAATACGAAAAGGTTCAATTGAAGGTTACATAACTAATTTTGGATTACAAAGAGGGGAGCTTTTCAGCAATAGTGCTCAGGAAGTTTTTGATGAGCTTGAATATTATAAAGATAATGCGGAGCCGGTTAATATTGTAACAACTTTGAAATATTATGAAAATTACATAATCACTAGTGTAGAAGCTAAAAGAGATGGTAAGACCGGGGAAGCTCAGGGATTCATGATAAATTTCCAAGAGTTTCGGACAGTTCAATTGAAAGAAGTTAATATTGAAGCAACCCAAATAAAAAGACCAAAAACCAAAGATTTAAAAAAAGATAAAGATAAACAAAGAGTAAGTCCCAATGCAAATGCAGGAGAACAGAGACCTGGAAGAGTATTAAGTGCATTTTCATTCCCTGAATATTTGGGAGCGCCACTCAAATCTTTTGGGGGTCCATAATGGAAAAAATCTCAGTTTTTCCAGATGTGAGTTCAGATTTCTCAATCAATTTTTTGGTTGAGGATATCCGTATTAATTTGCGTTTTATTTGGAACACTTTGACTGAATTTTGGATGATTAATGAATATTTGGAACCTGATACTGGCAAAAGAGCTACTGGTATAAAAGGGGTCCCCGGGTACCCACTTACTGAAAATATACCTACCAGTTTGAAAGGTGCTTTAATTATTTGGAAAACTGATAAAGAAATTGGTGATGAAATAACTTATGATAATTTTGGAAAAGGGTGGGACCTTCTTTATATAACTGAGGAAGAATATAACAATTGGGAGACCAACGTTGGCTTATAAGAAAAAGATCATATTGAAGGCCGGTGATTTAATCGAAGCTTTAGAAATAAGTGCTTTACATTTACGTTTTGAAGTTACCCGTGATCGTCAATTCAAATCTAATAAAGCCAAAATACGTATTTTTAATGTGACCAAAAATACTACCAACAATATTTTAAAAAAAGGCAAAAGCATAGTTTTAGAGGCTGGTTATGAAGATGAAGGCACCGGTGTTATTTATATTGGGCAAATCACTTCAGCAGTTCCCGGTTATAATGGTTATGATACATATGTAGATATAGAATCAAATAGCCTTCAAAGTTCTTCAATAGATTTAAAATCAGTAACAGTTTCACTTGCTTACGGACCCAACACAGGAATATCAGGACCTATTCAAGAAATAGCAAATGTGATGGGATTGGCTTTATACGGTATTGAAAATGTAACTGGTATTACTTTGAAAAATGGTTATGTTTTTACCGGTACCCCAAAACAAGCTTTACGATATTGTAAAGAGATTGTGGAAAAAGAAGGTTTGATCATTTTTATTGATAATGATTCTTTAATCATTTCAAGTGAAGCCAACCCTCAGGAAGTTACTACAACTGATTTACGTCCAGAAACCGGATTGTTAACCGCTTCTGAATTAGTTTCAACTAAAAATAAAGGAAAAAAAGAAGAGAAAAAACTTAGCAGAAAGATTGTTTTTAAATCAATTTTAAACCCACAGATTATCCCTAATAAATTTGTAAACGTAGATAACAAGAGAGATATAAACGGGTTGTACGTAGTGGATAAATGTACTTTTACCGGGGCTAATTATGGAACAACACCATATGTGGTCCGTGGTGAAGCAATAGGAGTGTGACATGTCTGGAAAAGAAATGGAAACTATGGCACAAGTCATTCCTGAAGTAGTTCGCAGAATGCTTCATGACGTTCATTGTTGCACTCCTGCTAAAATTGAAAGTTATGATAAAAACAATAAACGCGCTGAGATAACTCCTTTGGTTAAATATATCACTTTTAAAGGTCAGGAAATTGAATTGAAAACTATTTCGGATGTACCTGTAGTTTTTATGGGAGGCCTGAGTTGCGTTTTAGATATTGAATACCAACCCGGGGATGATGTGCTTGTAGGTTTTACTGATTATGGTATTGGCGAATGGAAAGCCAGTGACGGCTCAACAATCTCTTCTCCTGATGATTTAAGTGATCACCAATTGACCAATGCTATAGTTTTAGGAGGATTGTTACCAGATGGTATTGATTTGAGTGGCGCTCCCAAAATATCTATAGATAAAGATGGTAATATTATAATCACTAATAATTCAGGGACCATTACAATTGATTCATCTGGAAAAATAACTTTTGATAATGGTTCTGCTACTATAGAAATAGATGGATCAAATGTTGTTTTAAATGGAGGCAGTTTGGATGTGGCTAGGGTTACAGATCCCGTGACCACCACTTTATCTATTATTGACGTGAATGCTATAGCAGCAGCTATGTTAGCTTCAGGAGCTTTTTTGCCTTCAGGAAACCCACCGGCATATGTGGGTGCTCCTATCCCATTAACTGGGGGCCAAATTGTTTCTGGGAACCCCGTGATTAAAGGTTAATTATGAAAAATATAGCAATAGGAGCTGATGGAGATCTTTTGAAACAAGCGGGCAACTTCCCGAAAGTTATTGATTCAGAAGCTTTTGCACAAAATATTAATAGTTATTTACAGACTAATAAAACTGAGATTTATTTAGATGATGAACAAGGTATTGCCTGGGTTCAAATAATGGTGAAAAAAAATATTGATCTTGATTTTAAAATAGCCATATTGAAACAAGCTATTTTAAACAGACCTTTTGTAGAAACCATTACAAAATTTGAAACAGAATACATAGGTGAATCTCATGAGAGAAAATTAATTGTAACAACGGAAATAAAAGCTGGTTCTGATCTTTTTCCTGCCACTTTTGTTTTCCCACAGGAGTCATGATGGGTACTTTAACTGATGATGGGTATCAAAAGTTGAGCTTTGAAGAATGGCTCACTTTAATTGAAGGATATATAAAAGAAGAAGAAGGCGATGATGTTGATTTAGACCCTACCGGGGCTTGGGGACAGATTGCTACCATATTAGCACGTTTGGCTAGTACAAACGATGATGTGCAGGAAGAAGTTTATTTGGCAAAAGATCCTGATAATGCCACAGGAAATTCTGCCACCAAACTTTCTGCTGAAACAGGAACATATAGGCGTGATGCCACTTTTACTCAGGTTGACAATGCGTTGTTGCGTGGAGATGAAGGAACCATCGTGCCTATAGATTCCAAAGTCACCCAAGCCCCTGACTATTTACCACCTGCTGATCTTGAATATGCTTTAACTGAAGAAGTAACTATCACCAAAACGCTTTGTCGCAGATTAGTTTTGGAAGCTGATGAAAATTCAGGAGCTGGCCACACGTATACTGTGACTATCAATGGAACTCCTTATACACATACTACTGGTGTTGGAGAAGATCAAACAGATGCTATTGATGCTATAATTGCCGCTTTTCCTTCGGATATAAACGGGGTGCGTACTGGAGACACTACATTGACTATTGACGGTGATATTGATATGAACGCCAGTTGGTCAGTTACTTTTACACTCGATGAATTATGGTCCCCCGGGAATTTTATTGCTAATATTGCAGGAGCTCTTTCTTGTCCAGCCACTTCTTTATCTGTTATTTTAACTAGTGTTTCAGGTTGGAAAGAAATCACAAACCCTGATCCAGGTACTACAGGGGAAGAAGAAGAAACTGACACTGAATTATTAATTCGAAGAAGGGCTGAATTGGTTAAAGGTTTAGCCACTGAAGTAGCTATTGAAACATTAGTTGGAACAGTAGATAATGTTACTTCAGTTTCTGCAGTAAGTAATAGAACTATGGGCGTGGTTGGTGGGCAAAATGCTAAATCAGTTGAAACTATTGTTGGAGGTGGAGATGAAGATGAAATTGCTCAAGCTATATATGATGCTATCGGAGGCGGTATTGAATATTTTGGCCGTGGGGGGTATTCGGGAACAGCTGTTGATCCTATTGATGGACAAGAGTTTATAATACCTTTCAGCCGTCCAGATCCTAAATATGTTCATGTGCGTTTTACCCGCACAGACAATCCTGAAGGAAGTTACCCGGCTGATGGGGATACCAGAATCAAACAGGCAACTGTTGATTATTGTCAACCAAGATATGATCTTGGGGATGATATTGTAAAAACTGAATTGACACTACCTTTTTATGAGGTACCCGGTAGTATATTGACTAAA